GGAAGTGGAAAGTGACGAGTTGGAATGGACCCCCGTTGTACAGCCATTCATCAAGTGAAGCAGCTTCCCAAATTGGGTAGAAGTGTAGTCCGATGGCATTGCTGCTCGGAACGACGGCTCCCGAAATGATGTTGTTTCCATACAACAGGGAGCCTGCGACAGGTTCACGGATTCCATCGATGTCAACAGGTGGTGCAGCCACAAAGGCTACAATAAAACAAATAGTAGCGGCAAGTAGGCACGGGATCATCAAGACACCGAACCAGCCAACATAAAGACGATTGTTAGTAGAAGTCACCCAGGAACAAAACTGCTCCCAAGATGACTCCCTACGAAGTGCAATAGTTGCGGTCATTTAATTAGTAAGTACGTTGTGCCTCCCTCCCACCACAAGTAGGAATTAGAAGCTGTACTTAACGCCTGCCTTGGTGCCGTAGCTGTTCACGTCATCGAACGCTGCGGAGATTTCACCGTAGACAGAAAGCTTATCGCTAGCAGCAACAGAGCCGAAGATCTTACCAGTCAGGATAGTTTCGGACTCACCACCGTCAGGGGAGACCACAGTAGGACCACCTTGGAGACCAAAGGAGGCAGCACCGGAGGAACCTTCGTAACCCAGATGGAAGTCAGTAGCGGTACCAGTATAGTCGGAACCGGTGAAACCACTGTTGGCTTCGATGTTAGCGTAGGGACCAGCCATTGCAGGGGCAGCAGCGATCAGGGTTGCAGGGAGGATAGCGAGGAATTTCATTTGATTTTGAGTTTGTTTTTCTTAGCAGTTTTAGCGGAGCGTTTAAAATTAGCAGCCGTGGGTGCTCCTTTGGACCCAGGCTTTCTCATTTTTTCACCACTGCCTGCAGCAATACGTTTGCGCTTGGCGTGGATGTTTGCGTAAAGACCAGGCTTAGCCATAACTACTTCCTCCTTTCTTCTTTTTAGCAAGAGGAAGTTGCGGACCAGTCCTTTTCATAAAAGTGTCTTTTTCGTTAGGGTTGGTAGAACCCTTACCTTTGTTGTAGATCTTTGCGCCTTTGTTCACTTTTTTGTGACCAGCAGGATCAATCTGATGATTGAAACCTCCTGCTACAAAGTTACTATTAAAAGCTTTGTTGTCTACTTTCTTTTTCATTACCAATAACCAGGAATGATTTGTCCAGTTAGCGCATAAGCGCCAAGAGCAGCCACGATGCCAAGCATAGCCAGGCGACCGTTAAGCTGCTCAGCTCGTTCGTTGTGTGGAACACCGTAGGGATGGTCAGGCATAATTAAAATTTAAGATCAGAACGTGCAAGCTTTTGCATAATTTCGTCACGGTATGCCGGGTCACGATCGTACCTAGCATCAGACATAGCTCGTACCACTTCTGCTTGACTCTTAAATGTGTCGGCAGGAGCAGCAGCTTTACCTTGAATCATATCTCCTTCGTAACCATTAGCGTCAGTGTAACGTGCTTGAAGTCCAGCCAAAGCTAGATTAATTGCATCAACGTTACCAGAATCAACTACGTTATCAAAGGCTTGGATTTCAGAAGGTGTAAAGTTTTGAGCAGCCCAACCAACGAGCTGCTGATAAGCGGCTTCACCACCTACAGAGTTTTGAATGCTATTGATGTCAGCTTGACTTAGTTCAACAGCTTCTGATGCATCCATTGCAGAAAGACTTTGCTCATACTCAAAGTATGCTTGGATCAATTCTTTACTGGACATCTGCTCAAACTCAGCTAGAGTTTCAGCACTCAATTCACCTTGCGACTCATATTCTTCAGCTGCCCGACTAATCGCGTCGATTTCTGTAGAATAGTCACCCCATTCTTCTTGTTCTTCTTGATTTTCAAGTTCTGATTCCGACGTTTCTTCTTGTCCATCACGTGAACCAAGTTTCTTTTCAAGTTCGATGTAAGCTTTCTCAAGCTCTTGTGCATCTTTGTACTTTCCAGCCAACCGAGCATTAGCTTGGTTGATCATCTCTTCTCCAATAGCCAGAGACTCAGCTTGGTCGGCTTCCATAGCACCGACAACTTCGGGATCACCAGCTGGATCGTAAGATAGAATTTCTGCCATAATTATTGTAGTGGTGGAATGACATCCTCACCCATGACCGCGTTGACAGTTTCAGCTGCCATCGGGTTTTTGGTTGGGTCTGCCAAAGGAGCTTTAAGAAGTTGACCTGCTTGCTGAGTCAGCATCATGTCTTCTTGAAGTTGCATATTTTGTGCTTTGTCTTGCTGAATCTGCTCCATAGACTTAACAAGATTTAGCACGTCAATACCTTGTGCTGCTGCCAAACGTTTGATAGCTTCATCGGTGTTGATAAATTTCATCAACGCTTCAGGACCAAGCGTTTGCGCAATGGTCATGATAAAGGAGGTGAGAGATTCACGATCCTGTCCACGACCAAGAGCATTGATACCAGCAACAATGGTAGGATTAACAAGATCCTTAGGAATACGTGGGAGTTGTCCACTACGTTGAAGAACCAACATCTTACGGTTGAGGTAAGGAAGCAGAAACTCAACAGTCAACAGTGAGAACAAACCACCAAGTTGTTGTTCTAGTTCAAGTTGAGTGAGACGTACTTCTTCAGCAGTCGTACGTTCGGATTGACGAACAGAAAGGACAAGGAATGCTTCAGCCAAGCGACGCTCAAGCTGTTGCATCAACGTCATAGCAGTACCGAAGTCAGCAGTCTTACCCACTTGGATAACACCGATGTCATCGGGTCTGCCCTGAACGATCGCTCCGTTGCCTGCCTTCGCCAGCGTCTGGGCTTTAGTCGTGCTTGAGGGTGATACCACGAAGACGACCTTAGCGGCTGCTGCAGAGCCTTCTACAAGGCTTTGGGAGAGTGCATCAAGCGACTTAAGATCTCCCAAGAATTCCTCAACTCTGCCCCGTCCATAGTTTTCGCCATCGACAGAATTGAAGCGCAGTACAAGCCAAGGACTAGCATCCTTTGGAGCTTTGCTATCGGAGCCTGGAATCCTTTTACCATAGACTTCCTGGTGCCACAGCCAGCGATTGTTGTCTAAGCGTACATGAGTATATACCTCTACGTCATTCTCATGTGAGAAACTCTCGTCCATAACGGTCGGAGGATCTTTAAGAATCTCTTTCGGTAGAAGATTTTTGTTAATCAGTTCTTTGGTTACGATCTCAATTACGTTACCATTGCCATCTCTATCGACAACGTAGCGATTCAGTGGGTAATGTTTCAACCCATCCTTATCCATAAAGATTAGTGCATTACCACCAACCACCAAGTGTTTGATTGCTTGGTGAACAACAACACGATCACTGGAAGCAGCAATCGAATCCATCACCATACGTTCAATCTTGGCAAAGCTAAGGTCAAGCTCGGAACGGATCTCAGCAGGCAACTCAGTGCCTAGCTTGTCATCACGTACCTGGAGTTTGAAGAACGTAGATTGAGGAGGCAGCAAAGCAAGCATCAATTTAGATGCAAGCGTCACTACACCTTTAGCACCTACGGATTGCCAAGGTTGACGAAGTGATTGATGGGCAGTACGAAACTCATCACGTTGGATGAGATAAGGAATGGTGAGTCTTGAGCACTCAACCGCTGTGTCTAGAAATTGTGAACGGTAGCTGGATAGATGATCGTACCTGCTTTTAGCGTTCATTTACTTAACCAATATTAAGACCACCGCCGGTACCACCGCCGATGTTAAGGGGAATACGAAGTGCAGCAAGACCACGGGAAAGGCCTTTGACAGTACCTTTTGCAGAACGTGCAGTGCGAACACCGCCAGCAGCTGTATCTAACGTAGAAGCTACAGTACGAGGAGCTGCTAGATCAGAAACATTAGGTTTTAATACGTCAGCCAAACGTCTGTTTGCTTCTTCTTGCGCTCGCATCATTGATTCAAAACGATTAGCTTCTGCAGTAGCAGCTCGCATCGCTTCTTGTTGCCTATGATGTGCTCGGCGTCGTGCGCCCATAATTAAGAATCCTCATCAAGTTTATTAATGATCCACTCCACAACACTTCGTTGACCAGCACGATACATGATGTGACCAACGCTTGTGTCGGGAGTGGGATTGACGGGTGGAAAAACATCTTCAAGTTCTTCAAGAAGACGGTTGACAGTCAGCCCAAACTCAGGCATACTGTGGGAGGTTGGGGTTAGCATGTTCAAAGAATGCTGGCATCCGGGCACGTTTGGTGTCAGCAAGCTCAGGAGCTTTGCCTTCGTACATCAAGCGATCGCTGGAATCCAGCCAAAATTTTTTGTTCAAATATTTATTGGGTGAATACTTGAGAGGTTGCATCACCCAATTAATGGTCGCCTTGCGGAGCTTATCGAGAGAAGGACTCCAATCGAGACCAAGCTCACGACATACCAAGCTATTCGTTGCAACGTGGACTTGTTCATCACGAGAGATGTCAGCGGAAACAGTCCTCAGTCCCGCATCTCCCGTAAAACGGAAAAAAGGTAGGAGGACAAAGAAAATCGCACGCTCGGCAACCAACGCCTTGAGGATCGTGTGATCCGGGTGAGCAATCCAAGCGTCGCGGAGCCGTTTGGCTTCTTCCTCAGCTTGTTCATCAACACCCAAGGCGTTGGCAATGTAACCCAATGCAAGGTCGTGGTTCTCTTCGTCTTTGACATTGGACAGAAGGATTTCCCTTGCCAACGTTGGTACATCATTGTCTAGTGCATCTGTAATGAAATCACCTACTGGCAATTCCATGTGACGGATAGCCAGGGCACGGAAGATAGCTTCTTCCGCACCCTCCATCACTTGACCAGCAGTGGTTTGGACAGGTGTCCAAGTTCTTTTTCTAGAAAGTAGTTTATCGTAAGGGTTCATTCGCCGCAATTACAATCAGGAGCAGGGTTATTAAGAAGCGACTCCAGGTAATCGTCCACTTCAGACTCATCCAATGCAGCGTATGCACTAGTCTTATCTTGAGTGTCACCCATTACTTGGAGCGAATAGTAGAGACTGGTTTGGTCAGACTTCAACCAATCTTCAATAAACGCTTCGTCATAGGTGATCACATCAGACCAACTATTGAAGCTATAGCCATGTGCAAGACCGGTTGCGTTCAATAGGCGCATGATACCGTCTGCAACTTTCTTATATGCATCCCAGCCAACTTCCGATGCGATCTCAACTTGACCGTAATCGTAGCTCTGGACGCCAAACGTACCGCTGTCACGGTCTACTTGACGGGCAATGGGAGGGGCAATTTCAGGGGTAGCAGTGTAGCCGTCTGGATCTTTGTACCGGTAGCTGCAAGAAGCAGTAGGAGCAATAGCGAAGGCACGATCCATGTTGTTAACTCGTGCAATCGACGCAGCTTGGTTGATGCCGTTCTTGAATTCAAGAGCCATAGTAATAGCAGGAGTGTATTCTACAATTTTCTCACTGCTAGTAATCAAAGCAAGGGCATCACCAAACTCTTTGTAACTTACGCTGTACCTTCGTAGGAGGTTGGCCAATCCGAGCATCCCCAGTCCGACTTGTCGGTCCGTCTCGGATGGCAGGTACTCTCCAGACTCTCCAACGCCTGTCCGGCTATGGAGACTGCACAACTCGGACATACCTGCAACGAAAGCCTGTGGGATGTCTTCGATGTCACAGGCAGCGAGATTGACATGCTGCAACAGGCAAGTTCCTCGTGACGGCAGGTAAACCTCAAGGCAGACGTTACCACGGATTCGTTTTCCATATGCATCAACTTTAGTTTTGTTTAGCCAAATGTCACCTTGGCGGATACCTTGCAGCAGTGCCTGGCGGACATTAGGAGTAGCTTCTTCCCACCAGTAGTCATTGATGTTAACACAACGCTTGACCCAAGGCAGCTCAGCACGGGGTGCTTGGATGAACTCCAGCACATCGGGGTGACAGAGGTCAAGGTGGCACACTACAGCGCCGTTCTTATAATGTCCACCCCGTCGCAGGGTTTGGTTTAGGGTGCTGTAGATTTGTGCGAATGATACAGGTCCAGAAGCTGTAAGACCTTTACCGTTTTCACTTCCTTTGGGTCGGAGCTTTGATAGATGGACTGCAACTCCTGCTCCAAATCGAAGGGCATGTGAGACGAATCTCCAAGAGGCTTCAATTCCATTTGGTCCTTCCATGGAATCCTCCACTACAAACACAGTGCAGGAAACGGGGAGGCGGGAGGTGGGGTCGTCAATCCATGACTGTACGCGCCCAGTACGGGCGACAAGTTCTTTGGTAGTGGCGGACATTATTAAACGAGATCAGTGAGGGTAGGAGGTTGATAGTTTGGTCCCTTAAGAACCTTGCCGTCTTCACGGCGAATGGGTTTACCGTCTTCACCAAGCTTGCTCATGTTGCTTTGGTGGACACGGTTCATGGCTTCATCCAGATCCCAGTCCAGATTAGCAGCATATTGATAGCAGACGTAGACAAGATCAGCAAGCTCTTTCAAGCAGTCTTCAGCGTTACGTGTGTAGCCGTACAGCAACTGCTGTTCAGCTTCTAGGAACTCTTTGAACTCCTCAACGATCAAACGCTTCTGCATCGCCCGTGAAGCTGCTCCAGTATCGTTCTTCACTTGGTAGCCAAGGCGAAACTCCTGTGCTTGACTCATTAAGGATTTCATTTTCGAGTTCGTTTTGTAGGTAGTGGATTGCTTTGCGAAGGTCTGCCTTGCGGTCATCTTTGAAACCTGCACGGCAGATATATTTAACAGCGTTGCCGAGGTGGAAGTTTAGTCCTTGGTCTCGAATAAATTCCCAAACTTGGAT